ATATCTTATTTTCGTATGAACCAAATACCGACATTAAAAACGCATACAGCACATCGTTCGGTAGTGGAATAGTTCTAGCAAAATCTCTCAGTGGTTCAGGAAATATCCTACCATTTACAAAATAGGCCTTTACATTTTGATGTAGATGAAGTATAATATGTTTTTAAATCATTGGAAATACTTTGAGCAAATTTTACACATCAGCTATTCTGTGGGGCGATAATGTTCTTGTTCGTGGATATGATGACGGCGGGGCATTCTCTAAAAAGATACACTACAAACCAAAACTATTTATTCCAGCCAAAAATAAATCAGAAGCGTTGTGGTCTAGTATCGAAGGGCAAGCTCTAGAACCATTAGAGTTCGATTCTGCTACAGAAGCTAAAAACTTCATCGACAATTATAAAGACGTTACTGGATTTCCAATCTATGGATTTTCCAGATACGAATATGCGTGGCTGAATGAAGAATATCGAAATGAAGTTGTATACGATATTGATAGAATTCGAATCGCTAATATCGATATTGAGGTCTATGCCGGAAATGGATTTCCAAACGTAAATTCTGCGAGCGAAGAAATTACTGCAATCACGCTCAAAAAAGACAAAACTTTCTATGTGTTTGGTTGTAATAATTATGAACCAGAACGCGACGATGTAAAGTATATCCATTGTAAGAATGAAAGACATCTGCTGATGGCATTCTTGGATGAATGGGAACGCTATGGAGTGCCAGATATTTTGACTGGATGGAATGTATCTTTCTTTGATATTCCGTATCTGGTAAATCGTATTCGTAATGTTCTAGATGAAAAAGAATGTAAACGCCTTTCGCCATGGAAGCATGTGAATGAGAAAACCACTAAAGTTATGGGAAAGGAACACATACTGATAACCATCGTAGGTGTTGCCGTCCTTGATTATCTAGAGATGTATAGGAAATTTACATACACACAACAAGAATCATATCGTCTAGATCATATAGCATTTGTTGAACTTGGTGAAAAGAAATTAGATTTCCACGAACTAGGCTATGAAACTATTCACGACTTCTATGAAAACGATTTCGTCAATTACATCAATTATAATATTCGAGACGTTGAGCTTGTAGATAAGCTAGACGATAAGATGAAACTTATTGAGATGGTATTAACTCTGGCGTATGATGCTAAAGTTAATATGGCAGATACCTTTACACAGGTTAAGATGTGGGATGTTATCATTCACAATCATCTATATAAAAAGAATATCGCCATTCCTCTTTCTGGTGGAGGACACAAATCAGAGCAGTTTATTGGTGCGTATGTTAAGGATCCACAAGTAGGATCGAGTGACTGGGTAATGTCTTTTGACTTGAATTCATTGTATCCACACTTGATCATGCAGTATAATATTTCTCCAGAAACTATGCTCAAGGGTAAAAAAGCTAACATCACGATAGATGAATTCTTAAGTGATAGTCAGCTTCCTCTTATCGATGGATATTGTCTTGCACCAAATGGTAGTTATTTTAAGAATGATAAGCAGGGGTTTCTTCCTGAGATTATGGAAAGGCTCTATGCAGATAGAACGATCTATAAAGAGAAGATGATCGCTTCTCAAAAGAAATACGAAGTAGCAAAAACTCCAGAAGAGAAGAAAAAGTATTCTAAAGAAATATCACGCTTCAAAAATATCCAGTTGGCTAGAAAGGTTCAACTGAATAGTGCTTATGGCGCGATTGGTAATCAATACTTTAGATTCTTCGACATAGATCACGCAACTGCAATTACCATGGGTGGTCAGTTGGCTATTCGTTGGGCAGAAAATCATTTGAATATCTATATAAATAGATTATTAAAAACAAATGATATTGATTATGTTATTGCGTCCGATACAGACAGCTTATATATTACTTTTGGTGGGCTTGTGCGAAGTGTGTTCAAGGATAGAGACGATATTTCTAAAGAAAGAATTGTCGAATTCTTGGATAGGGTTGCACGTGAGAAGTTTGAACCTGTCATTGATGATATTTATGAGAAACTTGCTAAAAGGTGTGGTGCGTTCCAACAGAAAATGAACATGAAGCGGGAAGTTATCGCTGATAGAGGAATATGGACAGCTAAGAAAAGATATATCCTGAATGTTTATGACAGTGAAGGCGTTCGTTACGAAAAACCAAAATTGAAAATGATGGGCGTAGAAACTGTTAAATCGTCGACTCCGTCTAGTTGTAGAGTAGCCTTAACGGAGTCGCTGAATATTATCATGAATCATAGCGAAGAACGTATTCAAGAACACATCAAAGAGTTTAAGAAGAAGTTTAAAACTCTACCATTTGAGGATATATCGTTTCCGAGAAGCGTTCAGAATGTTCAATATTATTCTAAGGAAACGAAAGCTATACCAATTGCAGTTCGTGGTGCGATATCCTTCAATAAGGCTTTGAAAGATCACAAGCTAACAAAGAAATATGAGTCGATCAAGGATGGCGAGAAAATAAAATACTGCTACATGAAAATGCCAAATCCATTGCAGGAGAATATTTTATCGATCGTATCTGTTCTTCCAAAAGAATTTAAAATGAACGCATACATTGACTACGATTTACAATTTGAGAAGGCATTTCTAGATCCACTGAGATCTATATTGAACGTGATTCATTGGAAAGAAGAACCGATTTCGTCTCTAGAAAACTTTTTTTAAGGATTAATATGACCACACACGCAGTAGTTCCCGCAGAATATCTTTCATTAGATTATGGATTTTCAGCTATCGATGAAAGTGCTATAAGACCACTCGAACCTACAACAACTAATGATATCGTTCCTTCTCAAGATGTTCAGCGTCTTGAAGAAAAAATTGATGCTCTGACGTCGTTGGTATTTAAGTTAGAAGAACGTGGAGATGAAAATATAACAGAAGCGCAGTTGAAAGATAAAATTCGAAAACTAGAAGCAATCATTGTTCCGCTTCTAAATAATCTCCTGAAGACTGCAGATAAAGAATATATCCTGTGGCCAAATCGCGGTCCAGTAGTTCAAAAACAATTGGATGCAGTATTAGCTATCACAAGAGGCTAAATGATTGATCAGTTATTATGCAATGAGATACAGAAACATTCCAAATCAGACTCTGTAGCGGTCTTAATGTCTGGTGGAGTTGATAGTATCTCTTGTGCTTTCTCTGCGCATAGGTTAGGTAAGAAGGTTCACGTATATACGTTTCATTTAGAAAACGATCCTTCTTATGACGCAATGAAAGCAATTGAAGTCGCTAAGATTATGAATTGGGAGTATACTCTAATTGAAGTTCCTGCCAAAAATCTAGAGAGTGATTTCATATATCTAGCTACAGATATTGAATGCAAAAAGAAAACTCACTTCGAATGCACATTCCCATTTCTATATGTGTATCCGAAGATCAAGGAATTTGAAGTAATTTCTGGAATTGCAGCTGATGGTCACTATGGCGTTTCTAAGAAAGCATGTATCCATTACAAAACACCAAAATCTAAATTTGATGAATTTCGCGTAGATTATTTTGCACAAAAGAATCCAGCTGGTCTGATTCAGCAAAAAATTCTAGCTAAACAATACGATAAAAAATTCATTGCGCCTTACTTAGAAAAAGATGTGATTGATTTTTTCCGACAGTATGACTGGTATGAACTAAATAAACCATTCCAGAAACATCATGTAGTAACCGCATTTTCCGAATTTGAACTGATAGGTAAGTTTAAGAAGCATATAAATTTGCAATTAGGTTCCAATATAGATAAGTTGTTCGAAAGTCTTTTAGAAAATGATAGAATTAATTTTAAGAAACGAATTCGAATTATGGATATATGTCGCGATTGGAATAAACTAGGAAGAAGTTTATATGAAGCTGAAGCCTAATATAGACAGATCATTAGCAATTTTTACGGGGATTACACTTTCATTTGTATCCGCGTGGTATGCTATAACTGGATTGGCTGCTATATTTTCTGCATCGTTTTGGCCCATCATCATAATGGGAACTACTCTAGAAATAGGTAAAATTATTACAGCTTCGTATCTGTATAGAAACTGGAGCATTTTACCACTACTGATGAAAACATATTTTTCGATAGCTGTTGCTATATTAATGTTCATTACAAGTATGGGTGTTTTTGGTTTCCTTTCCAAAGCACATATAGACCAGAATCTGTCTTCAGGCGACTTTCAGTCTAAGATTGAAATGATAGACTCTAAAATAGAAAGAGAAAAGAGTCGTATAGATACTAGTGCACTTGCGCTTAAACAATTAGATTCTGCAGTCAATAAAATCATTTCTGATAAAGATGCAGAACAAGGATTGCGTTACAGAAAGAGCCAAGAAAAAGAACGGCTGTCGATAAACAAAGAAATCAAGGATGCACAAAAATCTATTGATGAACTTCAGACAGAAAAGATGCCACTAGCCAAAGAGATACGGGCGGCCGAAAAAGAAGTCGGACCAATTCGTTATGTAGCTGAATTGATCTACGGAGAATCCAATAAAGAAATATTGGAGAAGGCCGTAAGATTTATGATCATTGCTTTGGTTTTAGTATTAGACCCATTGGCTTTATTACTCATAGTTTCTGCCAATATTAATTATTCTCAAAAATCCAAAGCGACAGATATTTCTAATAAATATTCTATGGAAGCTAAGAAGTGGTTCAAGAGCAACGCAAACGCTGTAGCGACAGATGGTAAGAATTGGATGGAAATGCCAGACGTCACTGTAACAAAAACGAAAAAATAAACCTTTACATATCTCGAAATATAGTATATAATACACTCATACAAGGAGCAACATATGTCGAAACACGATTTTATTAAAAACATGATTAAGGATCTAGGTGATGTTGATACACATCTTGCGGACGATGGTTTACATTCCTCAGAATATTCCGGAGCCATTGATACAGGTTCTTATATCCTTAATGCTGCGCTAACTGGAAGTATCTTTGGTGGAGTTCCAAATAATAAGATCACCGCATTCGCAGGTGAAAGTGCCACAGGAAAAACATTTTTCGTTCTAGGAATTGCTAAACAGTTTCTGGATGATAACAAAGATGCCGCAATTTTCTACTACGATACAGAAGCTGCTGTTACTAAACAGATGATGCTTGATCGTGGACTTGACACAAAGCGAGTCATCATAGTTGAAACTGATACCATTCAAAATTTTAGAACTCATGCAATTAAAGTTCTAGACAATTATGCCAAAATGGAAAAGGATGACCGTCCTCCGATGCTCATGATTCTAGATTCATTTGGTATGTTGTCGAGCACGAAAGAAATTTCTGATTCTACTGAAGGTTCAGAAACCAAAGATATGACCAAAGCTGCTTTAGCTAAAGCAACCTTTCGAGTGCTTTCATTGAAGCTGGCAAAAATTAATGTTCCTCTGATCATCACCAATCACGTCTATGCAGCTATCGGTTCTTTCTTTCCTACAAATGA